TGGGCCAAGCTAAAGATTCGGCAACGGGTGAAGCTGACGTTGCTTTAAAAAATGAAATTGCGGCTTTAGAGCTAAAATTCAATGGAATAAATGAAAGAATAGACGCCTCTGAAGTTTCAATGAAAAAAAACTTTTCAGCCTCAGAACCTAAGTCTTTTAAATATGCTTTAGCCAAAGCGTTAAGCGATGGAGCCGTTGAAGGCATGGTAAAAGGCAAAGACCGAAGTGCAAGTTTTGAAATCAAGGCAGATATGACGGTAGCCGCTAATTTTACCGGTGAGGTTATTCCAGCCGATAGAGTGGCCGGGTACAAGTTTGACCCAACAAGACCCGTACACGTAAGGCAATTAATTCCTTTAGGATCCACAACATCAGATGTTGTAAGATTCGTAAAAGAAAGCGCTTTTACAAACGCGGCTGCTCCAAAAGCACAAGGGGCCGCAGCGGCTCAATCTGAATTTGACATGACGGCGGCAGATGCCAATGTAAGGTCTATTGAAACTTACTTTAGAATTTCTAAAGAAATGTTAGCAGACACGCCTCAATTAACTTCCTATCTATCTGCCAGAGCGCCGCAGAAGTTATTGGAAGTTGAAGATACTCAGATTCTTTCAGGTTCTGGAACGGGTGTAAATTTATCCGGTATCATAACAGATGCAACGGCATTTGCTGCTGGTGGTTTTGCAACTGCGGTTCCATCACCTAATCAATTTGATGTATTGGTTGTGGCAATTAACCAATTAGCGTTGGCGAATTATACAGCTGACTATATCATGCTAAATCCAACGGATTTTCACAAGATTTTACTTTTAAAATCTACGACTAGCGAGTATTTGGCAAAGCAAGTTTATACCGGATTGGCGCCTAATTTTATGGGTGTTCCAGTTGTAATAAATACAGCTATTCCTACGGGAGACTACTTAGTTGGAAACTTTGCAATGGGAACTCAATTATGGGTTCGTGAGAATATTAGTGTTGAATTCTTCAGAGAAGATAGCGACAACGTAACTAAAGGTTTCGTAACGGTGTTAGTATCTGAAAGGGTTGCTTTAACTAATTACTTACCTAAAGGCTTTGTAACTGGTGATTTCGCAACCGATATTACCGCGATTACGCCAGCCTAAACAATAGTTTTTTTACAAATTAAGCCCTGCCAAATTGGTGGGGCTTTTTTATGCTTAAAAATTAATATTAAAATTTTCTTTTATTTTCTTTGGTATATTAAAAATATATTTTAAATTAGCATAAGATTAAAAACCAAATATTATGAAACAAACAACACTTTACGCCATTATAATAATTATTGTGTTTACATTGTCATTGACTTTCAGCTATAAAGATGGCGCGTTATTTATTCCAAAAAAAGAATGTTGTAAATGTTAAAATTAAAATGAAAGAACTTATAGCCGACTTAGAAAATATTATAGATCATGCAAATATTGGTCAAAACATAATTTTGCAAAAAAAATTAGTAGAATTTAAAAAGAAATTAATTAATAACATTGAAGTAACGTACAAAGATGTCAAACATTAGAAGAATTAAGATTGAATACGGCGGTGTAAATTTAATAGCCGAAGGAGAATATATAAAAGGAACACTTGGAGGCTATGAAGAAGCGCCAGAGCCTAGCACCTTTGAAGTGATGGAAATTTACGCTGGAGATGTTGCAATTATGAGTATATTAGAGCAAAGCGCAATTGATGAAATTGAGCGATACGGATTAATAAAACTAAACGATTTTTTTTAATGGAAAAAGAAACTTTTGAGATGATTTACGGAATTGGATTTGCAATTTTATTGCTTACTTTTTGTTATATTTATGTAACTTATAAAAAATAAAATTTATGAAAACACAAAAAATTGGAAATATTATATTGTTTTTAATGGTGCTATCAGTATGGATAGTAAATACCTTTATTAATTGGAATACCTACGCTTTTATTGTTATGTTATTAATGGTTGGCGTATCGGGTTTAAATGTTTATAGCGACTATAAAAAGAAATAGTTTAGTTAGTGTTTGAAATGGAAAAATACACCTTTGTGTTGAGGGTGTATTTTTTTTTATATCTTTACTAAGTTTAAATTTCATAATGGTTTTGGTTTAAAAAGGTGTTACTTTAATTAGTAGCACCTTTTTTTTTATCTTTACACAAATAACTAAAACAAATTGTTATGAAAGTGTTAATGTTAAAAAGCGTTGTAGATGGAAGGCAGACGCATATACGAGGTACAATAGTAGAGGTAAATCCTGATATTGCAAAGCATTATTTAGCCGTTGGAGTGGCTGAAAAGCCAGAAGAAAAGCAAACAATAAAGCATGAAAAGGCTTCTTTTGAAACAAAAGAACATAAATCGCCTAAAAACAGAAGCACTAAAAAAAAATAAATGCGCCAGATTAAAATTAATTCCACAATAGGAACCGAAATAATAAGTTTATCCGACGTAAAGAACTATGTTCGAATAGATACGTCTGCCGACGATGATTTGATTGCTGACATGATTATTCAATCTCGTATCTTTTGCGAAAACTATATTTCGCGAGATATTGTTTCAAAAAACAGAACTTATTATTTGCCAAAATCTTCCGGTTTATTTGATCTGCCTTTTGCCCCGGTAACAAGCGTTTCAAGTGTTACCGCTGAAGGTGTTGAGGTTACTTTTCAAGAATTAGGTTTAGACGATTTAAGTATTCAATTAAATGGCGGCCCTGCTTTAGAAGTAAAAGCAACGTACATAACTACCGGAATTAATGACGGCCTTATTAAACAAGCCTTATTACAGCTTGTAAGCACTCTTTACGACAATAGGGCCGACTATGTAACCGGCACAATTGTTTCGGCGGTTAAAACAGACGTTAAAAGTTTATTAACTTCTTATAAAATGATGTTTATTTAATGCAATCCGGGAAATTAGATATACGGATAACGGTAAGCACCTACACAAGCGTTTCAGATGGTTATGGTGGCTTTAACAACACGATAGCATCAACAAACACTTATTGGTGTAATTTCGTTCCAATAAGCGGCGAAATAAGCCAAATAAACGGAAAAAGAACACTTAGCACCGAGGTTACAATAACCATGCGCAAATTGACTGCCGATAATATTAACCTTGGCGATACATTTGTTTTAGAGGGCCAAACGGAAATTTACCGCATAAATGATAAGTTTGAAACAGATTTGGCATTTTATACTCAATTAATAGCTACAAAAATAGATTAATGATAGGAGCCAGGATAGTTAGCGCTGATTTAGCACGATTAAATTCTAAGATTACTAAGTTAAAAATACTTAGCGAAAAGGAATTGTCTAAAGAAGTGGCTTCTATTGCCTTTGATGTTGCTAGAATAGCTAAACAAAGCGTCGTAGTAGATACTGGAAATTTAAAACAAAATATTACAGTAGAAGCCAAAGGCAAAACATTAGCGATTGTAGCAAAGGCTCCTTACGCGCCTTATGTTGAGTTTGGAACCGGAGGCAAGAGAAATTTTAGCGATTTAATAGAATTGGGAATACCAACATCTTATGCAGAAAGGTTTAGGGGCAAAGATTTAAGATCAGTAAACCTGCCAGCAAGGCCGTTTTTATTTAGTAGCGCAAGAATAGGATTGTCAAAAGGACTAGAAAAAATAGAAAACAAAATTAAAAAACTTTTAAGGTAATGTTAGAGTGTATTCATTTTGTTAGAAAGGCGATTATCGCAAAATTAACCGGGCAGATTGTTTTGAATGGTTCTTCTTTACAAATTTACAATAGGGTTCCTAGCAATGCGGTTACGCCTTATATTATAGTGTACAGCGTTTCTAATAACGAAACAGATCAAAACCAAACTAGCTTAACGATGCAAGTTTTAACCCGCATAGAGGTGGTTACTAAGTTTGTAGGAAGCAATGGCGGTGAATTGGATAGTAATTTAGCAATGAGCGCTATTTTAGCTTTAGTTAGAACACGATCCGAAGGGTATTTTGATTTAAATGCCGACGGTTTTAAAGTTTACACTAGCGAAAATGAAGGGATTACTTATTTAGAAGAAGATTTAAAAGACCATACATATTATAGGGCAATATTAGAACTTTCAAACAAGGTTCAGCCTATTTAATTTTATAAAAATGACTACAACTGACTTAAAAATTGCTTTTATTAATGTTATAACATTAGGTTTTAATTTTATGCAAATAGATTTATTGCTAAAAATAGTATTAACGTCGGTTGCTATTGGCTACACAGCCCACAAATGGTATTTAATGTATAAAAATAAGAAATGAAAAACTTAGTTGCAAGTTGGAAAACCACGCTATTGGGCCTCTTAATTATAGGGGCTGGAATTACTTATATTTTTATTGTAGAAGATAGTAAGGTGTTTCAATTTGCAATACTATTAATCGTAGGAATTGGTTTTTTATTTGCTCCAGATACTATCATTGACGGTTTGAGGTCATTAATAAAAAACAATAAAGATAAAAAATTTTAGCTTATTTAGTACAATTATGTATATATAAGAAATAAAAGCATATAAATTAATTTAAAAAACAATAAAGATAAAAAATTTTAGAAAATGAAAGCCATACTTACTAGAGAAAATTTCCAAGATTTGCAAGTTACCGGATCATTTGAATTGTTTGATAATAACGACAAAAAAGTTTTTAGTTGTAAGAATTTAGAGTTGCCTTGGCTAAAAAATAAAAGTCAAAAAAGTTGTATTCCAGAAGGAAAATATAAGGTTGTTAATAGGCAGAGCGCCCAATACGGAAACCATTACCATGTTTTAGACGTGAAAAATAGAACTTTTATATTGATTCACCCGGGAAATTACCATTTTCAAATTAAGGGTTGTATATTATTAGGCGAAAAATTAACTGATATTAATGGCGATGGATACAAAGACGTAACCAATAGCGTTAAAACCATTAAAAATCTGCTTAAATTGGCGCCCAAAGGCTTTAATTTAGAGATAAAAAGCAAACCCAAAAAAAATGAAATACTTTAGTTTAATATTTTTACTTTTATTTCTCAGTTGTGCGGCAAAAAAAACCACAAAACAAACAAAAGAAATTGTAAAAAACGATACAATTATTATAACAAAAGACCGCTATATTTTTAAAGCGGTTCGAGATAGTTTTTTAATAGAAAGCCCATGCGATACATTAGGCATTTTAAAGCCTTTTAAACAGCGATTAGTGACCGCACAAGGTAACATAACAATAGAGGGCAAAAACAACACTATAACGGCTAAAATTAACTTAGATAGCATAGTGCAAAGTATTGAAAAGAAATACAAAAGCACAATAGTAAAAAGCACCGAAAAACAAGCTATTGAGATTGTAAGATATAAAACGCCTCTTTGGTTAATTGTTACGGCGGCATTTTCTGTTTTGCTTAATTTTGTTTTGATAAAAAAATAGTCTTTAGTTTATTATCTTTGTAACATAAAAATAAAAATATGGCTTCATTAACGGGCAAAACAATTTCAAGTACTTACGACGGCTTACTTAAAACAACAGACGACAGCGCTTTAACATCAACGCCAAAATTATTAACCGACGGTTTAGGTAATTCTTCGGGGGTTGCTTTTGACACGAACGGAAATATAACAATAGAAGGCGATTTTAAAGCATTAGGCGGCATTAAAGATAGTGCTGGAAACTTAGGAACCGCCGGGCAGGTCTTAGCTTCAGACGGAACCTTAACCGAGTGGATTTATGTGGCGGTTGCCGACGATTCGGTAACATACGCAAAAATAGGAACCGAATTTAAAACAAGTGCAGCTTTAACCACAGAGGTAGATTTTGCAAGCGCCCAAGTATTTACAAAAACTTTAACGGCTGACACTACTTTAACATTTACTAACGCTAATATTGGAATGGTTAAGGATTTAGTTATTACTGGAGATTTTGCTTTAACACTTCCCGCTGGTACAACGGTTGCTGGTGTTTACGATGGTACTGTTTCTAATTTAATACAAATAGTAGTAACTGGTGCAAGTCAATACTGGTATTCAATCTCAAAATCTATTTAATATGGTAGCAATAAACTTAAACGGAGAAATAAAAACATTTAGTAAAATACCAAGTGTTTGGACTGATGAAAACGGTACGCATTTTAACATTAAAGAAGGCTTTGGTTTTTTGGATGTTGTAACGCCTACTTACGATTCAAGAATAGAAGAGTTGTCTGCTATTAAATTAGTTGGAGATGTTTATACATACGATGTTATTGATAGGGTTATTACTCAAACTTTAGCAGAACTAAAAACACAAAAAATAGACAATTTAAAATCTATTATAGGAGGCGAATTGCAAAGAACAGATTGGGTTGTTATTAGGCAAATGGATAGCAAAGAAGCTGCACCAAAAGAAGTAATAGATAGTAGGGCAGAATTAAGAACACAAAGCAATACAATAGGTGCAGAGATAAAGGCTTTAACTACAAAGAAAGCGGTTCTTACTTATGATTTACCAACCTTTAATATTTAATAAATGTTTGGAAAAAGATTAATAAATACTGGTGGGGTGGCTTGTACTACCGACACCTTACAAATATTAGGAGATACTTCTTGTATAGCAACTTATAGACTAAATGGAGATGCTACGGATTTAAGCGGAAACTATAACGGAACGGCAACAAGTGTAACTTATGTAACTGGTAAATTTGGAGATGCTGGGTCTTTTAATGGGAGTGCTAAAATTACATTATCGGGATTAAATACTTTTTTTACACCTAAAGTAAATACAAGTGTTTCTTTATGGGCTAAAAGTTCTGCGGGATTAGGATATATTTTTAGTGATGAGGTTTTTACTTTTACTAATAACTACAATTTAATTATACAATATAGTGGAGATGGAAAATTATACTTAAGTACTTCTTATGGAGGAACTGCCTCGAATTTTGGTACCACAGAAACATTTAATGATAATAACTGGCATCATATTGTTGCTATAATTAATCAATCTACAAACACTGGTAGTCTTTATGTAGATGAAAGTTTTAAAGGAAGTTATACATTGCCAGCTTCAGCTAAAGTTGGAACACCTTATACTGTTATTGGAACAGTAGGCAATAATTATGCTCCATACAACGGCTCAATAGACCAAGTACGCATCTTCAATAAGGCAATATCACCAAGCGAGGTAACAACGCTTTACAATGAGATTGCTTGCTAAATAAATAAAAAAAATGACTACTTCTGACCTTAAAATCGCTTTTATAAATGTTATAACATTAGGCTTTAATTAATAAGAAAAAAATATATTATCTTTACAAAAAATAAATCTTTAAATTAAAAATATGGCTACTACCGGAGTATTTAATGGAACCAACTTACTTTTGAAAGTAGAAGGTGACACAATAGGACATACAACTTCATGTTCTCTTACAATTTCACACGATTTACCAGATGCAACCACAAAAGATAGCAATGGATTTTCTGAAGTTATATCAGGACTTAGAAGCGGCGAGATTTCTTTTGAGGGGCTTGTTGATTATTCAGATGCAGCAAGCGCAATTGAATTAATTGACTATATTATAAACAGAACCGTTGTAACGTGTGTTTTCGGAACTTCGACAACTGGTGATGCTATTTATACCGCTGAAGGTTATATTTCTTCAGTAGAACAAAGCGCAGAAATGGAAAGCACCGTTTCTTATTCTGGTTCAATAACTCTTACAGGCGCGATTGTAAAATCTGCAAATGCATAATTGACAATAATAATAATATGAAAGGCGGTCATAAAGGCTGCCTTTTTTTTGGTTAAATTTTAAAAAAAGGAAAAATGGTAAACAAACAAAGGGGTTTTTTCGCTATTAAATTAGGCGGCAAACAAAGAACAATGCACTTTTCAATGAATTTTTGGGCTGCTTTTACAGATGAATTAGGCATTTCAATAGGCCAAATTGACAAAGTATTTAGCGCCGAAATGAATTTCAATACATTAAGAGCCTTAGTGTACGCCGGAATATTAGCGTATGACCAAGAAGAAGGAAATTCAATTGATTACAATGTCTATAAAGTGGGGGCGTGGTGTGATGAATTAACAACCGAAGATTTCACAAATATTACAAACGCGCTTGCACAAAGCCGTATATTAGGCAATGATTTAAACGGCGGTTTAAGGGGTGCGGATCCAAAAGGGGCGTTAAAACCAAAAAAAGCCTAAGCCCAATTGATTGGAACACCTTATTGGATTTCTATATTGGACAAGCTGGCATAGAACCACATAAATTTTGGGGCCAAACATGGAAAGAAAACGCTTTGTTGGGCGAAAGTTATATCATAAAAACAAATTTGAATTGGGAAATGACGCGGTATTTAGCATCGTGGATTCACAACACCAACATAACTAAAAAAGGCGATGCAAAGCGGCCCGATCAATTGTTTCCTTTGCCGCAAGATTCAATGAGCAAAACAAACAAAGAACCGCAAAGCACAAAAGAGCAAAAAGAGGCTTTTGAGGCTAAAGTAAATAAGCTACTTTTTTAAATTGTGTTTTTTTGGTTATTTTTGTAAAATATATTTTTAGATATGGCATCAAATGAATTAAAGGTAATATTAACCGGTGACGCTACTAAATTAAGCGCTTCATTAAACGCCGCTGAAAAGAAATTAAAATCTTTTGGCGATTCAGCTACTAAAATAGGTAAATCAATGAGCCTTTTTGTAACGGCTCCAATTATATTGGCTGGTGGCGCTGCAATTAAAATGGCTTCCGATTTTCAAGAAAGCCTTAATAAAGTTGATGTAGCCTTTAAAGGTTCTTCTAATGAGGTTCGGGATTTTGCTAAAACAACTTTGGAAAGTTTTGGTATTGCCGAGGGTACGGCCCTAGACATGGCGGCATTGTTTGGCGATATGGCTACGTCAATGGGGGCCAGCACTTCCGAGGCTTCTCAATTATCTACTTCTTTAGTGGGATTGGCTGGTGATTTAGCTTCTTTTAAGAACATGAATATAGAAGAAGTTACAACCGCGCTTAACGGCGTGTTTACCGGCGAAACCGAAAGTTTAAAGCGCCTTGGTATTGTAATGACCGAAGCCAATTTAGCACAGTTTGCACTTGAACAAGGTACATTAAAAAACATAAAATCTTTTACGCAAGCCGAGAAGGTACAATTGCGTTATGCCTTTGTAATGGCTAAATCTGAAAATGCAATTGGCGATTTTGCAAGAACTTCAGATGGGGCCGCAAACCAAATGCGAGTTTTTCAAGAAAGCATGAAGGAATTGGGCGCGTTATTTGGCGAGGTAATTTTACCTTTATTCACTAAGGTTGTAACTAAATTAAACAGCATTTTAAAAGGTTTCAAAAATCTAAGTCCAGAAGGAAAAAAAACAATAGTTGTTATTGCTGGAATAGCTGCGGCCATTGGGCCTCTGCTTATTGTTATTGGTTTAATGGCTAAAGGTTTAGCAGGTTTGAGAGTTGCAATTGTTTCTGTTAATACCGCTTTATTGGCAAATCCATTTATTGCGGCAGCGGCAGCGGTTACGGCTTTAGGTGTTGCCTTTTTAGTTGCTGCAAATAAAATTGCGCCTAGTTTAAGCACTTGGGAGCAAATAAAAACCTCATTAAGCGGTATAGCCGCTCCTTTGTCTATTGCCGGAAGGTTGGCTATTGAAGAAAGCAAAAAGATTGTAGATGCAGCGGCAACGGCAAATGCAGCGGCCTCTGCTATTGGTCAAAAGGGAGGAAACGGCTTAGATTACAAAACTATTTTAATGCCAAATGCACCTGAAAAAAGCAAATCAGCGGCAACGGTTATAACTCCTAGGCTACAAATTGAAAATGTAGAGGTAATAAACGGCGAAGAAGCGCAACGCAAGCGTGATGAATTGTTTAAGGGGCTTTTTGATGTCAATAAATTTGGATTAAGAATAGACACAAACGCGCTTAAAGAAAGCACAACGCAAGCGCTATCGTATTTTGAAACGATAAAAAAAGGAACCGAAAATTTAAAAGTTGCTTTTGAAATAAATTTTGGGCAAATAGCGCAAACCATGGGAATGGCATTAGCTAGTGCAATAGTTGAAGGAAAAAACATGATGGGGGCTTTAGCCGGTGCAATTTTAGGCGTTTTAGGAGGCTTATTACAACAAATGGGTGCGGCTGCGGTTGCGGCTTCTACTTTAGCGAAAACCTTTGCAATACCCGGAGTGGGATTAGTTGCCGGAATAGCTGCAATAGCTTTAGGAACCGTATTAACTGGATTAGCAACAAGGGTTCAAAGTGGAGGGTTTTCAGCTTTTGCCGATGGTGGTATTGTTTCGGGGCCTACAATGGGTCTTGTTGGTGAATATCCCGGTGCAAGATCAAATCCTGAAGTTATAGCGCCTTTGGATAAATTAAAAAATATTATAGGCAACAATGGCGGGAATAGTAATGTAAACGTAACGGGTGAATTTAGGATTAACGGCCAAGATTTAGTTGTTCTTTTACAAAAAGCAGAAAAAACAAGATCGAGAATAAAGTAAGTTATGGCATACGGCGTTAAATATCGTTTAGATTTTTCAGATGCACAAGGCAATAAAAGGCGTTTAGAAATATTAAAAAAAGATTATTCAAGTACGGTTTTTCCTTTAATTGGAACCGGAAGCCCCGTTGTTTTGTCATGGGAGCAAAATAATGATTTTTACGACCCGTTAATTGCTTCAAATTGCGAAGTGAATTTAATTCAAACGGATTTTGTTATTTATGAAGATTTTTACGATTTTGATGAAAGAGAATTTTTAGTTAAAGTTTATTATGCAGAAACGCGCGTGCCTTTTTGGGAAGATAAAACAACAAAATGGGAACTAACAAATGACTATTGGGGCGATGAAAGAGAAAGCTGGGATACTATTGCAACAAACTGGGAAGATTACACCGTTGGTTGGCAGCAAGGAGTTACTTCAGACAACTATAAAGCCTTTTGGCAGGGCTATTTAATACAAGACACCTACACGCAAAGCATTACTTCAGCGCCTTTTGAGGTTAGTTTTAAGGCGGTAGATGGCTTAGGGCTTCTTAAAGGTGTGGATTTCCCTTTAACGCCTAACAACGAGGTGACACTTTGGGAGTGTTTACATAAAGTGCTATTAGAAACGGGCTTAGAGTACAATATTTACGTTAAAACAGATTTAAAAGAAGAAAACGCGGCGGCGGTTACAAATGTATTTGAAGATTTAACAATTAATACAAGTACTTATACAGATGAAAACACTTATAAATACAATTGTTCAGAGGTTTTATTTTCAATTTTAAGCGGCTTTAATTGTAGGGTATTTCAAACTGATGCAGATTTTTATATTATTAATAACGCCGACTTAGCGACATTAGAAAATATTGAATACAGAAGATACCAGAGTGACGGTGTTTATATTGAAAATGTTATAAAAACAACATTTTTAACGATACCAACCGACGCAAAGCCAATTAATGCAGATTTAAGCAAAGAAACAAGCGGCGGTGTAATTGAGGTAAAAAGCAAAGTATTATTATCTGAGCAAATTAATTTTATACCTAACGGAAATTTTGAAGATGGATTCGAAAATTGGTCATTTATTGACCCTAACAATGTAGAACTTTCTACTAACGGAATACGGGGCCAATCAATTAAAATAATAGGTACGGATTCAGCTTTTATACGTGTTTTAAAAAATGAATTTTATTCCGGGGCAAAACCTTATTCGGATTCTGTTTTTGATTTTTCTTTTGTTCTTCAAATGGAAAATGGAGGCTATCCATTAATAATAGCATCTTATTCTGTTCCCTATCAGTTACTAGCAACATTTAGGCGTTATTCGGGAGGTGAGCCAACAAGCGATTTTGAAGATTTTTATTTTAATGACCAAACAAACGAATGGCAAAGCAGCGAATTTACAAATCAATTTAATTACGCCGGGAGGGGTGAATGGCTTACTTACAAAAAAGAAATTGCCTATAATATTACAGATGTTACAAGCGGGTATTTGCCGCTTAGTTTTATTGTAAATTTTGGGCAACCCTCCACAACTTCGCCTTTTCATGTAGCTATGTATTTAGGTGGCTCCATAATTAATTGGAAAAATCTATTGTATGTGAAAACCGCAACGGCAGATCCGGAAAAATTTATATTTAGTGGTGAAGATTTAGAAACGGTAACAACTCAAACAACGACAAAAAAACTTACTAATAAATTAGAATACAAAGATATATACCAAGGTAGCACATTTAATCAATTCTTAAAGGGCTACATGGCCCCGGTGGGCGATGGATTTAAAGGCGTTTTGCCGATGTTTAAAAGGTCTAGTGATATAAACTACCGCTTTATAGAAGATTTAACAGCACAGCAACGCATAAACGACAATAGGGTTAAAATACAGAGATACGAAGGCTCTATAAAAAAAACAAACAATAGAATACCTATATTTTTACACAATAGGCTAATAATTGGATTTACTAATTTTGGCGAAAGTCTGGCTTTAGTTATAGATACCTTAAAATTTAATGTAAAGTCAAATCTTTATGATTTTTCTGCGCATTTAGGCGAGCAATTAACAGATGCAGTTGTGGATTTTAAAGCTAATAAAATTAGTTATTCAATTCCTATCATTACAAATTGCAAAACGTATCGCGTTCAAAATGACGATCTAAACAATTCAATCACTTATTCTTATTACGATTGTGATGGGGCTTTTCAAACGGTTACATTACAAGCCGATAGCGATGGCAACGACTTTTGCGCAACAACAAGGCCAAGCGTACCGCCTAATGCTAATTTAATTGATGTAGATGATACGTGTACTGTTAGCCTTAATTTTTATTTATTACAAAAATGCTCAGATAGTAGTACTGGCTATAAATCGGCGCAATACACAAATGAGATAACGCTTGGCAATAACAGAAGGGTTCAAGATTCAAGTTTGGTAAATTATACCATTATAGGACAAGGCGTAACTGGTTCAACGGTTGGAACAATAACTGATACCGGTTTATTTGGTTGCCCGGTTCCGGTAGAATTGACATCTTTTCAAAGGTCTAACAATGCGTTTCCAAATCCATGCGAACAAGTGCCTGACATTACAGCCTACCACGATGGTGCGGGAACATATCCGACAATTGGAGATGTTGTTTATACAACGGCAAACACAACAAGTCCTTTAGCAAATGGCAGCTATTTAATGGTAAATGCTTTTTACTTTACTATTAGTGGCGGAGTGGGTGAGGTTCAAAGCGTAACCGAGTGCAGCGCACCGGCCAATGAATTTTATTCATTAAGAAAATGCAGCGATAGCAGTACAGGTTGGCGCACCGGCCAGCAAAATAATCAAATATCACTATCTAATAATGATAGGGTTGCGGTTGGATCAACAAACTATGTAGTAACTGGAACCACAACAAGGGGGACAAGCGTTGGAAATGTAACAGATACCAACGAAACCGGCTGTCCTACTCCCGGCCCCACGCCAATTTATTACTATTCATTAAGAAGGTGTGAAGATGGGGCAGAAGGTTTTAGATCTGAGCAAGAAACAACCGCAATTTCACTATTTAATAACGATAGGGTAAATGAACCTAATGTTTTACCACCGCCATCTTTTACGGTTATTGGAATAACAACAACCGGAACAAGTATTGGAAATGTAATTATTACAAATGAAACGGGCTGTCCTGCTCCTTTGGTTTATTATACATTACAAAGATGCTCAGATGGCAGCACCGGTTGGCTCTCTGGTCAGCCTACTGAGGCTATTGCTTTAAATAACAACGATAGGGTTACGGATAACGGCGTAAGTTATACAGTAATTGGAACCGGAACAAGTGGAACTCAAATTGGGGCAGTAACTGCCACCGGACTGATTGGTTGCCCGGATTATAGCATAAAATATTACGCCTTATTAAAATGTTCAGATTCATCTATAAATTGGAGAAGCCAACAAACCACAAGTGAAATTGCCTTAGATACATTCAATAGAGTTGCGGTGGGTTCAGAAATTTATACAGTAAGGCCAAGCCTTTCAACAATAGACACGCCTAACGCGGGATTTGTTGTTGATACAGGAGAATTAAATTGCATTTTTTATTATTCATTAACAAAATGTTCAGATGGAAGCACTGGCTGGAGAAGTGAACAATCAGATGCAGAACTTACATTGGCAGACAACGCAAGGGTTACCGCTGGTGGAGAAACCTATAAAAATGAAGGGCGAACACCATCTGGAACGAGCGTAGGGAATGTTACTGACACTGGATTTACTTTCTGTCCTTAATGAATAATTAATTAAGATTCCTTTTTTGTTTGCCTGATGGGTAGTAGCTTTTTAAGTTGCTGCCCATCTTTTTTTTAAAAAATACTTTAAAAATATAGCTTATATTAAAAATAATTTTTTATTTTTGTATAAAATATATATAACATGACTTTAAAAGATCAAATTAAATTCAAAAAATTATTAAAAAGGGATATTTGCAAACATTTAGACATTACCATGCCTACTTTAAAAAGCAAATTAGACGATCCTAAGCGATTAACAATTTTAGATGTTGAAAAACTTAGGGAATTAGGATTAGAAATTACTGTTTAACAATTCAAACCAAAATATTATGAATGAAACAAAATCAGTATTTGAAACGCTATCTGCCATCAATGTAAATGACAAAGTAGAGCAAAAGCAAGGGTTAAATTATTTGTCATGGGCTTGGGCTTGGGCCGAGGTTAAAAAAGCATACCCAACCGCCTCTTATAAAGTGTACAAAGACCCATTAACAAACAAGCCATATATTGAAGATCCGATTTTAGGCTATTTATGCAGCACAGAAGTAACTATTGAAGGCGAAACTTTGGAAATGTGGTTGCCCGTTATGAATGGCGCTAATAAAGCCATGAAAGCTATGCCTTATAATTATATGGTTAAAGGTTGGAATGGTGCGCCAGATGTTCAAAAAGAAGTTGAAGCGGCTTCAATGTTTGATGTCAATAAAACAATAATGCGATGCTTAGTAAAGAATTTTGCAATGTTTGGTTTGGGCCATTACATATATGCCGGTGAAGATTTACCAGAGGGTTCGGATTCAAGTGAAATAAAGGCTATAAAAAAGCCTCAAAAAAAATACGAAGAAGATACCCGGCCATGGCTTAAAGAAAATGAATTGACTGCGGCTTTAAAAGGTAACGCCAAACAAGCTGAAAACGTAATTAAATCATTTAGAATGAAAAAAGAATACAAAAATCAATTAAATACCGCGTTTTCATTATGAGCCAAACCACAACAATAGACCACTTGGAGGTTATATATGAAAGCGTTACGCAAGCCTCTATAACAATAACCGGTTCGTCTGAGGCAATATGCGAAGTCTTACAAAAAATAAACGATAATCAAATTAAATTGAAATAATTATGGCAGAAGAAAAAAGTACTATTTTTTTAAAGGGAATTAGAACATTTCCAAGAAACGAAAAGCAGCCGGAAACATTAATTTCAAGCGGGGTTGTTTCCATAGACGAATTAAAAGCATTTTTAGATTCGCCAGAGGCAAAAAATCATTATACCCAATACAACGGGGCCAATCAATTAAAATTTGGAATATGGCGCACAAAAATCGGAGGTGTAAGCCTTATTGTAGACACATGGAAGCCTAGTAATGAAGTCGTGCCAAAAGCGATAGGAGGCCCTAAAGCAGAAAGTAACGAAGATGATTTACCTTTCTAAATTTAAAGGGGTGTAAAAGCCCCTTTTTTTTAACTAATTAAAAACTATTAGTACGGATTAATAAAACTAAAATATAAAATTATGGCTTGGAGTAAAGTGAGTAAAGAACACAATAAACCTTGGAAATGGTGGATGCATAAATTATTTTGTGAATGGGGGTATGTTGTAAGGAATAAAGATAGTTGGAAAACATACTACCACCATTTAGATATGTGCTGTAAACAAGGATTTAACTTGTATGGTAACAAAGTGTAGTATTAATGCTAACTAACCGATATAAGTAACTTTACTAAAAAAAATGACAAACCAAAGGGCCTCCAATAAAACGAGCTCTTTTTTTTATTTAAAAATTTCTTTTAATTTTTGTTGTTTATTTAAAATTTATTTTTATTTTTACTTTATAAATAATTAAAACCAAAATATTATGAGTTTCTTTTTAGATTTATTCAAAACACAAGACCCACAAAAAGCAAGTTTAGAAAATCAAAACAAACACGAATTAGTGTTGCAACATCTTCAAAAAAAAGGCAGCATTACAAGTTGGGAGGCGATTAACCTTTATAGGGCAACCAGACTTTCTAGCATTATTTATAGGCTTCGAGATAGGGGCCTAAACATTACTACAACAATGGTGGAAAAAACAAATTCTAAGGGCCATATTTCTAAGTATGGTATCTTCACACTTTTAAAATAAAACAATGAAAAATATTAAACACTTATTTACAGACGTTGTAACATACGAAGGAAAAGGGAGTGGTAATTCAATACGAATTGAAGTACTAAGTCGCTTAGACATGATTAAAAAGCTAAATAAGCCTAGTTTATGGACTATTATAAAAAGATTGTTTGCAACTGACTTTATAACGCCCTTAGAAAATTAAAGCTATGAGCCAGAAATTTAATAAAGCAGCAGCTTATGATTATCATTTTACCGGGCTTACAATTGATGAAATTGCTAAAAAGCATGATATGCCTTTTGGTACTGTTTCTTATTCTAAGAATAAATTTCCGGCTTTAGACTTCAAAGATCCAGAGGTTGCGCCAATTGATTCTTTAATCTTAATTAACGAAACTGATTTCGAAAGAATTGTTTTTTTAATGAAAGAATATAATATTAAATATAGAATACCAGTAGAATTTAATTTAGATTTAAAATTTAATAGTAAAATAAATAATTAACTTTGAAACAATTATGAATAATTTAAACGATTTACACGTAGAATTACAAGATCAAATGTTTAACGCAATTAATGACGTAAACGAAGGGAATATAAACGTCTTAGATGCTTTAATTTTTTTAGAAGAACAAAGAAAACAATTAGAACTTAGCTTAGAGGTTTGCAAAGGATACAAAGACGATTTCTTTGAAAAGATAGCAGAGCAAGCCGCAGACCACAAAGAAGGCTACCAAGGCTATCAAATAGAAGTTAGAAATGGAGGTAAAATATTCACTTATAAGAATATTCCAGAATGGCAAAACGCAGAGCAAAGCAAAAAAGAAATTGAAGGCAGATATAAAAGTGCTTTTGAAGCCATGCAAAAAGGCAATAAATTTGCAGGAGTAAATGAAGATGGCGAAGAAATGGTGATGCCGGAAATAACCTATCGCAAATCTTCAATAGTTTTAAAAAAACAAAAATAAATGATAAAAAACCTTTCTTTTAAAGCTAAGGCAATTGAACTTTATAATGGCGGCGAAAAAAACGCCGCTGAAATTGCAAGATTTATTATATCAAATATGAACTATCCTAAAGACCATAACAACGCAAGACGTATGGTTTTAAAATGGATTCACTCAGAAGAAAGGGCTATTGAGCATTTTGCTTTAGCCGCCGAATGTAGCGATGTAGGTATTCCGCTAGATAGTGTAAAACATGGATGGTATAAAGGCGAGCATTGGTCTATTGCCTTTAGGCCCGAAGAAGGTTTAGAGGCAATTACTTTTGAAGAAATGCTAAAAGATCATATTGAAGAAGTGAGTAAACACACTTTTGAATATAAAAAAATAATTAGAAAACCTTTAAATAGACCGCATCTTTTATTGATTGATCCGGCAGATATTCATATTGGCAAATTAGCTTCTTCTTTTGAAACTGGCGAAGAATATAATAATCAAATAGCCGTTGAAAGGGTGCGCCAAGGTGTTGATGGAATAATACAAAAGGCTCATGGATTTAATATTGAGCAGATTGTATTTGTTGCCGGAAATGATATTTTGCATATCGACACGCCCAAAAGAACCACAACAAGCGGAACGCCGGTAGATACCTGCGGTATGTGGTACGATAATTTTCTAATTGCAAAAAGGCTTTATATAGAAATAATAGAAAAACTTTTGCAAATATCAAATGTTCATTTTATGTACAACCCTTCAAACCATGATTATGTTCATGGTTTTTTCTTGGCTGATGCTATTAGTAACTGGTTCCGGGAGTGTAAAAATATAACCTTTGACGTAAGCATTTCGCATAGAAAATATTATACCTATGGCGAAAATCTAATTGGAACAACTCATGGTGACGGCGCTAAGTGGCAAGATTTAAGTAAATTGGCTTCAGTCGAGTGTAAAGAATGGTCAAATGTAAAGCACCGTTATATATATACGCATCATGTACACCATAAAATAGTAAAAGACGATATAGGTTGCACAATAGAAAGCCTAAGAAGTCCAAGTGGAACAGATGGTTGGCATCACCGAAACGGCTATCAACACGCCCCAAAAGCAGTTGAAGGCTTTATTCATAGCAAAGAGCATGGCCAAGTAGCAAGATTTACGCATTTATTTTAAAATATAAAAATTATTTATGTCAATAAATCCATATTTAAAATTTTTAGGGCCTGAAGATCATTTGCAAAGGGCGGTATTTAATTATGTTTACATGGCTTATCCAGGCGTTTTAATACAACACACACCTAACGAGGGCCGACGAACAAAGTTTGAACAGTTTAAAATGAAATACTTGGGAACCAAAAGAGGCACGCCTGACGTTTTAATCTTTAGCCCATCAAAACAATTTAGCGGATTAGCGATAGAATTAAAGGTTGGGTATAACAAACCTACACCTGATCAAAAAGAATGGCTTAAACACCTTCTGAAATGCAATTGGCACACTACATGGCATAACACTTTTGACGATTGCAAACTTACAATTGATAATTACTTTAAAAATAACCTATGAGTTACATTTTTTTGTACTACAATGAGCAAACGCAAAAGTTAAGAAGTTGTAAATTGCCTTTTCAAGATTTAGAAGAAGGATTTATATTAATTGGCGCAATAACTAGAACTGAAAAGGAATTTTTAGTTGAGATTTTATTTACTAGATTTGGCGAAAAGGAAATTACTTTAAAGCAAATCCAAAGGTATTATTCTGAGTTAAAAAACTTTTGCGAAAGGGTTAAAAGCGTTGTTGTAAATTAAAAAATATTTGTATATTTGTCTTTTGGCGATCGTGTGGGTGCGCCATTATTTAAAGACTTTAATTAAAACCTTCGGGGAACCTACCACACTAGGGGAACCGCAGGTTTTTTTGTTTTATGGAAAAGAATTTTAAAGGTATTTGGATTTCAAAAGATATTTGGCTAATAAAAGAACTTAGCATCACCGAAAAGGTTTTTTTAGTTGAGATTAATTCGTTAGATAATAATGCTGGGTGCTTTGCTTCAAATTCTTATTTTTCAGATTTTTTTAATTTAACAAACGGCAGATGTAGCCAAATTATTAAGTCATTAGAAGCAAAGAAATTTATTAAAATAAGATATGAATATGAAGGAAAAGAAGTTAAAAAAAGGGTGGTTAATATACTAAAGGGGGGTATTAAGTTTTCTAAAGGGGGTATTAAGAATATTAAAGGGGGGTATTTAGAAAATGCACAAGATATAAATACAATTACTATAAATACAATTAATAAGAAAGACCAACCAAAAAATAAAAATTTTTCGGAAGCTAAATTTTCAGATTTAATTGAAAGCGCCTATTCACATATTTTAATATTATTTAAAGGCGAAAATACTATACCCAAAAATAAATCACAAATTGAAACCTGGAAAAAAACACTTTCTTTTTTTGATAAAAACGGCTATGATTTAAGAGAAGTTTATTTAGCAGTACAATGGGCCAGAAACGATGCTTTTTGGAAATGCAATGTTCTTTCACTTCCGGCGCTAAAAACACCAAAGAACGGTTTAAGAAAAATAGATAGTATTTTAGCAAAGTTTAGGGCCATAAAAAAAGAAATTGAAAAACCCACCGCAATGGCTAAAATTAAAAAGGCGGCTGAATGGAAAATCATAACGGCTGGCGATGGATCAACCGAGATTTTATGTGTATTACAAAATGGCGAAACAATTAACCAATTTATAATGCGCCAAAACTTAGGTTTTACTAATGAAGATATTAGCGAAATATTTAACTATATAAAAAACAAATTAAGATATTAGCGAAATATTTAACTATATAAAAAACAATTAAAATATTTTTGCATTTAACGCTATAAATTGAAAATAATTTTTTATTTTAGCTGAACCAAAACGAAATTATGTATTTAAACGAGTTTGCAGAATTAGGAATAAAATTAAACAACCGCACTTCTGGGGAGGTAAAAACTAAATGCCCTGAATGTCATGCAACCAGAAAAAACAAATCCGACGATTCGTTAAGCGTTAATATTGAAAAGGGATTTTACAATTGTCACAATTGCGGCTTTGGTGGTTCCGTTATCTTCAAACAAAAAAAAGAATTTATTGCACCGCCAAAAATTGAACTTAAAATTGGCGATAAACTAAAAGATTGGTTTAAGAGCAGAGGTATATCTGAGGCTACTTTGGCTTATTGGAAAATTGGCGAAAGTGAGGTGTATATGCCCCAAGCTAAAAAAAATAGAAATACCGTAAATTTTAATTATTACCGGGATAGCAAATTAATAAATGTAAAATATAGAGATGCCGCTAAGAACTTTAAAATGGTTTCTGGCGCTGAACTTATATTCTATGGCTTAGATAGCATAAAAGAAAACGAAAAGGTTTACATCGTAGAAGGTGAAATTGACGCGTTAAGTATGCACGAATCTGGCCTTTATTCTGTTTGCTCAGTACCTAATGGCGCAAGTAAAGGAAACCAAAGGTTGGAGTATTTAGATAATTGCTGGCAATACTTTGAAAATAAAAAAGAAATTATCATTTGTACTGATAATGACGATGCCGGTTTACAACTTAGAAACGAACTAGCGAGAAGGTTTGGGCATTATAGGTGTAAATACGTTGATTTCGGCACGTTTAAAGACGCTAACGAGGTTTTAGTAGGCAAAGGAGCAGAAGAACTGAGAAACGCCATTAAAACGGCTAAAAACTTCCCTCTGGAAGGGGTGCTAAATGTTTCTGATATTTGGGATAATGTTTTACGATTTAACGAAAAGGGAATTGAAAACTATTCAATCAAACTTGGCGAAAGTGACGATTATTTTAAAATGTCTTTTGGTGAATGGACTGTTGTAACGGGAATACCAAACGCTGGTAAATCTGACATTATAGACCAAATAGGTGTAAATTTAGCTATTAACTATGATTTTAGAATTGCAATGTTTAGCCCTGAAAGTTGGCCCTATGAAGGTCATATAAAAAGAATTGCTAACAAGCTAAACGAAAGAAATTGTACAACAAAAGACCTTAATAATACTAAAGACTTTATAGAAGATCATTTTTTTTGGGTCAAAATAGACCTTAAAAACCTAACTTTAGAAGCTATTTTAAATCACTTCCGGGATTTAGTTTTTCAAAAAGGCGTTAATGTATTGGTAATTGACCCATGGAATATGCTAGATCATAGCGATCAAAGAGATCATAGTTATATCGGAAAGGCTTTGAGCCAAATAACTCAATTTTGCCAACAAACAAACACTCATTTATTCTTAGTGGCGCACCCACGAAAAATAGAAAGCCATGAGGGTAAGTATAAAAAGCCAACTCTTTACGATATTAGCGGTTCGGCAGATTTCTTTAATAAAGCATACAATGGTTTAATTTGCTTTAGGCATATTGGCAATAAAACGAAATATGGTAGTGATGCAGTTGAGGTTTATGTAGAAAAAATAAAAAGAAAGGACAACGGGGGACTTGGCAGCTTTAATATAGCGCCTGATTTTCCAAATGGTGGTGTTTACAAGTCTTTAAATGTAGGTGATGTAAGATTTGACGCACCAGTTTTCACGCCGGCTTACGTTCCACAAATAGACAATAAAAATGATTTGCCTTTTTAGCGGCATC